ATGAAGCAAAACCAAAAGGATGCCATCATTGAATTGTACAATATGGACAAGGATAAGGGGTAAAAATTGCCACATATCTAAACACGAAATGTAAAACTTTAAACAACAAAAACAATGAAAAGTTTGAGGTAATTGATGGTCAACATCGTTTGATGGCAGCTAAAGAAGCAAAATCATTTGTTTACTACATTATCGTAGAAGGATATGCACTTAGTGAAGTTCATACTCTAAACTTAAACCAAAAGAATTGGGCAAAGAAAGATTTTATGGATGGTTATGCAAATATGGGTGTAGATTCTTACATAAAATTAAAAGCATTTATTGAAAAAAATGATGATTATAATTTTAATGATTGTATTGCATTTTGTCAAGGTGGAGTTGCTCACAATGTTAGAATGTTAGCTCATAAAGTACGTAACAGTCCAAATCAAATTCAAGTTTTTGAAGAAGGAACTTGGAAAACTGGCGATATAAATATTGCTCAAGATATGGCAAGTAAAATACGAATGATTAAAACATATTATACGGGTTACAATAGGTCAACTTTTGTTGGAACAATGATTGGAATGATTAATAATAAAAACTTTGATTTCAATGAGTTTATGCATAAAGTTAGACTTCAACCCACAGCATTAGTAGACTGCGCTAATCGTGAGCAATACAAAACGCTTATTGAGGATATCTATAATTACAAGAGTAGAAACAAAATAAGCCTACGTTACTAATGAAAGAGTTAAAGATTAGGTGTTCTGCCATTGGTAAAATAATGGCAACACCTCGCTCTAAAAGCGAACTACTAAGCCAAACGGCAAAGACTTACATCCACGAACTTGTACTACAGGAGAAATACGGCATCCGTAAGGAGTTTTCAAGCCGTTACACGGACAAAGGCAACGCAGTTGAAGATGAGTCTATCTCGTTAGTCAATGATGTCTTAGACGTCAAATTTATCTACAAGAATGAGGAGTACTTTGAGAACGATTATATCAAGGGAACACCTGACGTAAACACGGAAGATGTATTGCTTGACGTAAAAAGCTCATGGGATGCTACTACCTTTCCGTTTTTTGATACCGATATTCCAAACAAAGACTACTTCTACCAACTTCAAGGTTATATGTGGCTAACTGGAAAGCAACAGGCAATGCTTTGTTACTGCCTTGTTGACACACCTATCGAAATGGTAGAGGACGAAATCAGACGTGCGCATTGGAAACTGCACAAGATTGATGAGGATTTAGATTTGCGTGAGGAGGTTGAGAGTAAGCATCAGTTTTCACACATACCAAAAAACCGCAGAGTCAAAGTTTTCTATGTACAAAAAGACGAACAAGTGATTGAGCAGATAAAAGCTCGCATAGAAGACTGTAGATTGTATTACAATGCCTTAATCGAAATGCTATGAACCAAGAAGTAAAAGACCAAATAGTTTTATCCGTGATGGCGAAGTATGCTGAACGCTCTGCAACAGGACTACGAAAATACGGAGTAACATTAGACCGAGAAGACCTGACTATTTTTGATTGGATAAATCACGCTCAGGAGGAGGCTATGGACTTCACGTTGTACCTTGAGCGCATCCGTAAAGAGATAGCCATTGAAAAAGTTAAGAGCTTTAGCGAAGGCTACCGAGAAGCAATGAAGCAAAACCAAAAGGATGCCATCATTGAATTGTACAATATGGACAAGGATAAGGGGTAAAAATTGCCACATATCTAAACACGAAATGTAAAACTTTAAACAACAAAAACAATGAAAATCACAATAGAATACGACGACAAGAACGAAGCAATCCAAGCGTTAAAATCTGAGCGATGGCAGGGTGCATTGTGGAAACTTGACCAAGAGTTACGAGGGATAGTGAAACACGGATACATCGGAAGCCGAGAAGCTACTGACTGCGAGATTGAAGTGTACAACAAATGCCGCGATATGCTACGAGAAGCAATGAACTATAACGAAATAACCTTTGACATATGAGCCACAACCAAAAGGAGCGCAACGAATACTGCGCGGCAATAGCAACAATGATAATGGTAACAGTTATCGCAATTATTTTAGTAATCAATTTAATCTATAATTTATAATGGAAAACAAAACAAACACGGGAGCAATCTTCAAAAACACGAATAAGAAAGCTGACAATCACCCTGACTACAAAGGAAAAGTAAACGTAAACGGCAAAGAAATGGAAGTTGCTCTATGGCTAAAAGAAGGCAAAGCAGGTAAATACTTTAGCGCATCATTTAGTGAGCCGTATGTAGCACCTGAAACAATGGAGAGAAGACCTGTAAGTGATGAAATGGAAGACGATGGACTACCCTTCTAATATGTACATAGACGACGACACACTCCGAAAGCAACTGAATAGGATATTGTATACAAAAACACGAAACCAAATAGTCCAAGAGATAAAAGCCAAAGGACTAAAGATGCACCAGTTTCAGTTAAACAACTTCCTACAAGGCAAAGACGTAACCTTATCAACCTTACACAAGATAGATAACTACGTTTCGAGAGAGATTTACTTAAACAATTTAGAGCCACTTTAACGAGTGGCTTTTTTATTTTTATTGCGTGATTAGAATTTAGTCTTATATTTGTTTAGAATTTAACCAATGGATGCACTCAAAATATTAGCAGACCATCACAAAGAATGGGTAAAGATAGTCCGTTCATTTGGAGAGCAAGACCTCGCAGAAGACGTTGTTCAGGATGTTTACCTGAGAATAGTCAAATACAACTACGAGGAAAAGATACTAAAAGACGGACGACCAAACATTGCTTTGATGTGGATGATGCTTCGAAACCGAGCATTCGAAATAAACAAAACGGGTAGCGTTCAGTTTCTATCATTAGACGAAGTACGAGGAGTGGCAGATGAAGATTGCGAGTTAGATAAACACGAAGCACTTGAAAGATTGCATATCAGGATACATGAAGAGATGGATAATTGGCATTGGTACGATTCAATGCTGTTTAAAGTATACAAGGAAGGCAACGCATCCATGAGAGACATTGCTAAAGACTCAGGCATCTCACTCACTTCGATATTTAACACGCTAAAAAATTGTAAGGAAAGATTGAAAGAGGAGGTAGGCGAGGACTACCAAGATTATACAAACCAAGATTTTGATTTAATATAACTAAAATGGCAAAAACACGAACACCAAGAAAAGCACAAGGCTTAGGAGATACAGTAGAAAGTGTATTAGAAGCAACAGGAATAGCTAAGGTAGCTAAATTCGTATTAGGCGAAGATTGTAACTGCGAAGAACGCAAGCAGAAACTCAACGAGTGGTTCCCATACCGCAAACCTGAGTGCCTAACTGAAGAGGAATACAACTGGCTTACGGAAACACGAATACTTGAAAAGGACACCTTCAAACCAAGCGAGGTAACAAGAGTAAGAGAAATCTACTCACGAGTAATGAAAGTACGTTTAGAACCAAGCTCATGTGCTTCATGCTTCAGGGAGATAGTATTTAACCTGAGAAAGATTTACCAAGCATACGAAGCTAACTAAACACGGGCACCAGTTATGCCAATACCAACCCCACTACCTAAAGAGCAGACAAACGAGTTTATCCAAAGGTGCATGATGGATGACACAATGTCAAGAGAATACAAAGACATTGACCAACGTTACGCAATATGCAGAGAACAACTAACAAAACACGAACTAACCAATGGCAAAAGTAGGAAGACCAAGAAAAATAGATAGCCCTGAAACTCTCCTAAACCTATTCAGAGAATACAAGACATGGGTAAAAGACAACCCACGCTACAAGTATACACTCAACCAAAGAAGCGGTGAGATGGTAGCAGAGCCTCTTGAATGTCCTCTCACGATGGAAGGTTTTGAGGTCTACTGCTTCGAGAAACATGACCTGACTGTATCGAATTACATTCAAAATCAAAACAAGGCTTATGATGAATTTTATGCTATCTCATCACATATAAAGCAGCAGATACGTCAAGACCAAATCAACGGAGGCTTAGTAGGTCAGTACAATGCAAACCTCACGGCACGTTTAAACGGACTAACTGAAAAGACTGAGACAACCGTAACAATGGAGATGCCGCTATTCCCTGAAGAAACCAAAGTAATTGCCGCTGATGTTCAAACGAACTACCTCGATAAATAAAATCCTATCTCTAAAAAGTAGGATAAAAATCATTCAGGGTGGAACTTCCGCAGGAAAGACGTTCGGCATCCTTCCGATACTGATAGACAAGTGCGCTAAAGAAAAAGGCTTAGAGGTCTCCGTAGTAGCTGAGACGATACCTCATTTGCGTAGGGGTGCATTAAAAGATTTCCTGAAAATAATGCGGTGGACAAATCGCTACTTTGACGATAGGTTTAATAAGACCCTGCTTAGATACGAATTTGCTAACGGTTCATCAATAGAGTTCTTCTCCGCAGATGATGCTTCTAAATTGCGTGGTGCGAGACGTGACATCTTGTACATCAACGAGTGCAACAACGTTACATTCGAGTCTTACAATGAGCTGGCTATCCGTACCAAGCGTGAGGTTTACTTGGACTTTAACCCTGCCAATGAGTTTTGGGTACACAAGGAACTGAAAGACGAACCAGACACGGACTTTATAATCTTAACCTACAAAGACAACGAGGCACTTGATGAGTCTATTGTCACACAAATAGAGAAAAATCGTGACAAGGCAGCTACGAGTTCGTATTGGGCAAATTGGTGGCGAGTGTATGGTCTAGGCGAGGTAGGTAGTCTTGAGGGGGTAGTGTTCAATAATTGGAAAGAAATTGACACCATACCAAAAGAGGCGAAGCTGATAGGCATAGGACTTGACTTTGGGTACACGAATGACCCTACGGCAGCTATTGAGATTTACAATTATAACGGAACACGGATAATAAACGAACTTGTTTACCGCACAGGCATGGTTAACTCAGACATCGCTAAGATACTTCCGTCAGGCGTTATTATCTACGCTGATTCAAGTGAGCCTAAATCAATCGAAGAGATAAGACGTCAAGGCAAAACCATCAAAGGAGTTACCAAAGGAGCTGACTCAATCAACTACGGGATTGACGTAATGCAAAGGCAAGATTACTTAGTGACCAAGCAAAGCACGAACCTCATCAAAGAACTCCGCTCATATTGTTGGGATGTAGACAAGCAAGGACAACGCATGAGAAAGCCGATAGACCACTACAATCACGCTATAGATGCGCTACGTTACCACGAAATGGAAGCACTAGGACTAAAATCAAACTATGGACAGTACGCAATCAGATGAGCTACCTAAGATGATTAGGGTGGTAGAGCAGTACATACAAGATACAACTGGCAAAAAGGTGCGCATTGTGTTCAATGATGTGTTCAACGTGCGCAGGCATACGCAAATGTTGGCTCAGGCATATGCGTATGTGTTACAAAAAGACGGACAAAAAGTTAAATAATTATGGAAGTACAAATAAACGTACCATCAAACTTAAACGAGATACCACTAAAGCACTATCAGGACTTCTTGAGAGTGCAGCAGAACTCTACTGACGAAGAATTTGTAGCTCAAAAGATGGTAGAGATATTTTGTGGAATACGATTAACTGAGGTGGCTAAAATAAAGCTGACTTCCTTGAATGAATTGATAGTGCATTTCACTACACTTTTCAGCACCGTACCTAAATTCCAACCTACATTCAAGATTAAAGACGTTGAGTTCGGGTTCATTCCTGAGTTGGAAGAAATCAGCTTTGGTGAGTATGTAGATTTAGACTCTCATTTGCAGAGTTGGGATAACTTTCACAAGGCAATGGCTGTTCTTTACCGACCTATCAAAACACGAAAGAAAGAAAAGTACGATATACACGACTACGACCCTAACATCGGAGCGCAGGACTTAATGAAATACGCACCATTAGACGTTTGTATTGCAGCATCGCTTTTTTTTTGGACTTTAGAAAGCGACTTACTTCAAGCTACCCTGAACTATTTGGAGA